GACTGTAAGGTTTTTCCGCAGACTTCATCCCTAACCCAGTGCCCTCCAGGTTGAGGTGTGTTGCCAGAGTTAGTAGTATGTAAAGATCTCCAAATTGTTCCATCATATCTTACACGAGCACCCGATGCATACGAAGTACTTGCTGAATAATCTGACCAGACAAATACTTCTTTCCAGTAAGAAGAGGTTGTTGAAGGAGTGTTTCCAGTACCTGCAATAACACATAACCATTTCTTACCACTATAAGTAACATAGTCGTTAAGTGTGTGGGCTGTGTTTGAGCCATAAGCGCCAAAGCCCGTTGCATGGTGAACCAAGGGCCTTTCATCAAAATCAAAATAAGCTCTATGGGTATATACATTTCCATTAGAATCTTCATACCTATAAGTATTATCTTGTTTCCAGGTACAGCCTCCGCCCTTACCCTTGTCATGCCCTTGATATAGCCAACTACAGTATTTTCCAACTACCACTCTTCTAGGTAGCTTAATGCCTTCCAGGTCAAAGGGAGCTGCTACTTCAAAGGTAATTGCAGTGGCAGTTTCTGCGGCTATTCTATCAATTATATACTCTTGAGTACGAAATTCTATAGGAGGGCTTGCATCACCAGTTTCACCATGTAAGTACTTTACAAACGTTTGTCTGCGAATAAGTCTCTGGCCAACTAAATCGTCATTTTTAAACCCGCCCAGCTGAGAACTAAACAGACTACCTATGTTAGCAATAGTTAAAGCAGGTCGTGAGGGGGCTCCATCAGCAGAAATATCTAAGCCGTCTACCATCATAGGCATGGGGCTATATTCTCTAATGCTGTGGTCATTTTGGGTTGCTGTACCTGTGCCCGTACCTACACCTGTAGCCGTAAAAGTTGTGCCTGCCGTATTATTAGCTGCACCAATAGAGGTAAAACCTGTGCCAGATACTATACTGTAAGAGTTTCCTACAATAAAGTTTCCTGCAACCACTGCTGCAGTGCTAGGAGGAGTTTTATCTCTAAATTTTACTTCATCAAGGTCCTCGTTAAGGCCTGGATGAAAGTATAATGTTACTCCTGTAGGCAGTGTTATTTGAAATAGCTCTATTAAACTTGAACTAATTTCTTGTGACTGGCTATCTGTTGCTATTAAGTTGCTCATGCTTCAAAAACTCTTTTCAATGATAGTGTTAGACTATAGAAATTATCATAGTCGTATGTTAGAGAGTAACCTGTAGATACTACTTTTAGGTCTTTTTCTCCTGTTCGGGTAGTGTTGTTCGTATCCGGCATTGTAAATAAAAACTTGGATACATTTTTCTTTGTGTCTAAGAACACAACTATATCGTCTATATCTGCTTTGGGTCTTGTTTTAAAACTTAAAGAATAGGTTTCTTTTAAACTATTAATACCATCTGCTATTCTTTGCTCGTATCCATCCCCAAAAGATACGGATAAAACTTTTGGAGCACTCGTTTTAGTCATAGACTTATCAGGAGTGGCTATAAAGGTCCCATCTAAATGTTTAATTCCTATTGTCATTATGCTACTCCATAGGGGTTAAGTATGCCCCCTGATCGTTTTTGATTTTGAAGTTCTGATTGAACAGCGCTTGCTATCGCACCGCCTAACTTATCCATATCTGGGCCTGTACTACCTTTTGTACTTGACTGCCCATCGGAGGATACGTTTACTACAATATTATTGTTAGTAGCTCCACTATCTTTCATTTCTACAGGTATAGATTTTCCATTCGGTAAAGGAACTACTGCTTCTGTTCCATGAAGAACTGCAGGATAACCCGATGTAGAACCTCTAGCGACTCCACCTGTTGAATAACCTGGAGCTTTCCCTTTAGGGGTTAGTATTCCGCCATCTCTTGCTTTGATGCCTAAAAAATTACCCAAACCAGTGCCGCCTAAGGTAGATTCGAGCATTTTCATAACCATCATTTTAATGATCATTCTGGCTATATCTGCTATTATTGCTTTTGCCATATCAGCGAAGGCTGCTTTAGCAGATTTTGTTCCGTCTACTAGCGATTGGAAGGCTCCTTGCATGTTAGACTGAAGGGAGTCTCCTATTTTTAACCCCATCTGAGCTGTTTCATTTGCTGCATTAGTAGCGGCATCAACTTTTGCTTCCTGCAAATCTATCTCTCGTTGACCTTGCTCCATTAACTTGGTATGAGCGGCTAAGCCAATTTCGTCAATAATGAGTATTCTATCAGATTTCATTCTCTGCAAATCATTACTCTTTTGGTCTAACTCTAACTCGGCGGCTTTCATAGCCAAGTTAGCTTGTTCTCTTGCTCCAAAAGCGGAATTTAAAGTAGACCCTGCGTTAGTACTGCTAATAGCATTTTCGTTTTTAGCGCCTTTTATTCTCTTATCTTCTGCTTCTATCTTTCTTAAGTTCGCTATAAAAGCATCTATGCCGCCTGAATCTTTAAAACGAGCATCTAAAGTTTCTTTAATATCAGTAGTAAGTCCTAGAGATTTTCCTGCCTCGATTGCCGCATCGCCCATCCTACTAATATTACTAGTATAGCTTAACACTGCTTCCGCGCCACCACCTTTTAAAGCAATAGCCATGTTAGCTAGCTTATCTTTTGCTCCATCAATATTAGTCGTAAATCGTGCCGCGTTTTTAGTCATGGACTCTACTACTCCAGTTTGGCCTGCTGCAACAGCGGCTGCAAACTTAGGAGATAACTTTTCAAGACCCTTCATTTCCTTCTGAATACTCTCTAGACCTTCATTATACAGTTTTAGATTTCCAGTTTCTTCGCCTGTTACTAGATCTATCTTAGGTTTTATAGCATCTAGCTCTCTCAACATATCAAGAACAGGTAAGCTTTGCATAGTATTTGCTTTGGCAGCATCATGCTTTAAAGGATCATAGTTTTCGTTTTTAATCATGTTTCCTTTCCCGTCAGGAAGCATCTTATTCATAACAGCGCCTTTGTTGATAATATCTAGTTCTTTTCCTAAGTCTACTGCGGTGCTTCTTATATTCGCTAAGGACTCTTTAAATGCATCATTCTTTTCGGCGGCTGTTTGTATCCCATCAGCATACTTATAGAGTTTAGTGCCTTGTATGCTTTTTTCTATAGAGGCTCCTAGATCTTCGCCAAAAGTCACTTTGTCCATTTGCCCAATCTCAATGCCCGGTATTCTGCTTATCTGTTTTGCTAAGACGTTTACTACTGTTATTGCACCATTTGCCATACCTTGTATGATTTTTAAAGCAAATTTAATTGCTGAAATCATACCATCAAGCATGCTTCTTGGAGCATTCACAACAGCCATTATCAGGTCGTAAATCATTTGAATTATACCTAGTACAACGGTGGCTTTCATAGCCATGTTCATGGCTTTGCCTGCAATTTTCGCAGCTTTGCCTACAACCTTAAAGCCTCCTGCAAGACCTTTCTTAAGAACTGCTTCTAGTTTCTTTGCCCTTAAAACTTGCGTTTTGAAAAAAGTCTTTAGTTTTCCGCCTGTTGTCTGCACTCTCCTTTCCGTTTTCTTAAGACCTGCTCCAATACTGCGCGCTATATCAATACCTACGTCTTTAAAAATACCTTTCGTTACTTTTCCGCTGTCCGCGTACTGTTTTTCTGCAGAGGCTAAAGCTTTCTTGAGGTTGGTTTTATCTGGGCCTTTCATTTCGCCTGCAGCGGCTCTTGCAAGTACAGGAGACGTAGCGCCTGCTTTTACTGCTTTACCTGCTCCTGACTGTAAGTCTTTTGCACCTTGAGCCTGGATTTCCGCAGTGGCAGTCTTTAATCCTTCCATTTCCTCTTTATAACGTTTAAATGCAGCTGATGCTTTGTCAGCTTTTTCGTCCTGCCCTGCAAAGAATCCGGTAATCGCTGTTCCCATTTCTCCAACAAAAGGCATATTTTTTGCAATACCTAGACCAATAGCACCAAAGAATAAAGCTGCAACAGCTGCATTTTCATTCATAAAAGAAGCCAAAGCTTCAAATGGGGGTAAAATAAAAGAAGACAATGTTTTTGCTAAGTCTGAAAAAGTTGCGCCTAGTTGTATAAAGGGGTTAGCTTTACCTTCTTGCTCTCCCACAACTTTATCCAGTTGTGTCATTGTTTCTAAGTATACTGCCTGGGCTTGGTCTGCGGAGGTTAATGCATCTGCCGAAATACCGAGAGAGTCTGCATATTTTTTCTTAGCTGTTTCTAATCTAAGAGTAATACCTAATTCATCGAGTAATTCTGGTTCAGCTTTTGAGACACCTCTAGTTAAACGATCAAAAGAGTCTGTAAAGTTTCTACCTAAGACATTAGAAACCCTTAAAGCTCCATCTGCCATTTTTGCCATTTGATCAGAAGAAAAACCTTTTGCTAGCCCCATAGCTGAAGCACTGGCTGCAGATTGAAAATCCAACATACCTTTAGAAGCTGTTCTAAGTTTGCCTGTTAAACTTTGCATAGCAATACCACTGTTTTGAGCAAACTGAACTTGGCTTTGTTCTAATACTTGAATGTCGGAGGCATTTTTAAGAAAGTTAAAAGCAGCAGATAAAGCAAACACACTAGCTGCAAAAGTTGCATAAGCACCTACTAAGCCACCCATGCCTTGTGCCATTTTGGAAAAGTTTTTTGTTCCATTAGCAGAAGCCTGGGCGGCCCCTTTAAGATTGCGGTCAGCTGTACGAGCACCGGTACCTACATCATCCAAGCCTTTAGCGGCTTTTTTAGACTCTAGGCCAAGTTTTTTTGTACTGCCTTTATCATCAACGATTACATCGATTTCAACTTTATTTTTTGCCATTAGCCTTGTACTTTATGGGTGAATTGTTTCCCACCGCCCGAGGATCTTTTTTCCTCTGCCTTATGTTTTCTAGCCGCTTTCTCTGACCTATAGTTAACTAGTAATACTTCCCACAATTTCATTATGTATATTATCGTTCTTGGCTCCTGTACTTCATATAAGTTTAATAGAAACTCTAAATTGTTCCAAGTTTTACCCATGTACTGTCCCGACATACCTTCGTATCTATCTTCCAGAAAGCTAAACACGAAAAATGCCACCTGGACTTCATATGGAAAATCTGAAGTCTCTAGTGGCATCTTGTGGGGGTCCGGCTCTTCACCTAATTGTGCACATATAGATAAATACTTATCTATATCTATTTCGTCTGATTGTTTTACGTACTTTTCAAGCAGCCTTTTTATTTCTGCTACTTGTTCCCAGTAAAATTTTCTAACTCACTTACAGTTTCGGTAACCCAAGTATCGAAATCTCCTGAGTTTTTCATAAGTAATTCTGAGTTTTCCTGAGTATGCACTAATTCATCGTCTGAGTCAAGGGCCGAGACATCTACCAATAGAAGCTCTTCTAGGTAACGATATTTAAAGCCTGACCATCCTTTGATTACTGCCTTACAATACTCTATTAAAAATCTCTCTTCGTCTAACTCTTCTTCTGGTTGACGAGTTTTTTTATTAAACTTTGTGGTTACACACTTCTTACGTAGTTTTACTAACTCTTCTCGAGCTAAGTAACAAAGATCTACTGACATGCCTTTGTACCCAGGGAAGTCGATTGTTACTGTCTTGCTAGGAGTCATAAGACTCGCTAATGAAATAGGTGTTTCGCTCATGTTTTTTATCCTTTAAAGTAAAGTTGTGTAAAAAAAATAGGGGTGAAAACCACCCCTATTTCGATTTTCTATTTCATAGTATAGTCTAAAAGATCTCTTATGTCAAGAACTTTTTTTCAATACCTTATTACGCCGGATTGTACACAATCGCCGCTTCATCTGCGCCATTAATAGTGCTAGGTAAAGCATGGAAGGTAGTTTCCAAAGAAATAATATCTTCAATAGAGTGTGTAGGAACTTCTAAGTGACACGTAGGTAAAGTAACTTGTATATTAGGAGTAGTTGTTCCTCCAATATTAAATACTAAGTTAAAGTCATTAGTAATCTGTTCAGTAGACTCAATTAAATCTTCAAATAAGTCTGCACTTCCTGAACTATGATTACCTAAGTAGCAAGTAAAAGAGCCACCAATAGTACGCGTGCCTGTTACAGCTGCAAAAGGCTGATTAATTACACCTAAAGTTTCAGGAGTAATATATGTCAGATTATTTTCGAAGTTAAGGCTACCACCCGTTAAAGTAAGATTATAACTAGCTGCTAGTTCACTATCAGAACCTGTCGTCGCTGTTACAGCAAGAGTAGTAAGACGATTGCGTATAAAGTTACTAGAACTATCAAAACCTTCCGAAATACTAACTGTAGGAGCATCTGCTCTTTCTGTAATTAACTTTCCAAAACCTGACCAGTTAATAGTTGTAATGCCTTCAAGATCAAAATCCATAGCTGCAGAATTAACTACACAAGCTTCAATTTTATAGACAGTATGAGTACCTGAGACGTAAGCTCCTTGGCCCATAATAAAGTAAATATCTAATTCTTTTAAACTTGCTACGTTTGAAGCTGAAAAGTCTGCCGTCATAGTGGATGCAGTGTTGGCCATTCCTTGACTAGCAGCCCAAGCACTATTACTGCTACTTCCGTCAGTTTCTGTAAATACTCCGTTACCTACAAGGGCTGCCCATAGAACTTCTTCTACCGCGTGACCTTGTACACTACTGTTATCCCAACCTAAAGCACCACCACTAGCCGAAGACTTAAAGGGGCGAGCATATGTAGAGAAACTCCACTCTGCTGGTGCATAAGAATCGTTAAACATTCTTCGTCCTCGGCGGCTAGCATTACCTGACGCTGCTGACGACATTTCGGCCAGAGCAATCTCTGACGTGTTTGTTGCTTGCGAGAAAGAAAAACCGTCTAAAACCGGAATCTCCCAGTAAGCTGTACCATCTGATACAACTACTCTAGTATCTCTACTAAAAAATAAATTATCTGCCATAGTTAATCTCCTATGTTATCTTGAAAAGGCTAGGACGTGAACGTTTGCTCGTGCCTGCATTTTCTAGTATCGAACCTCAAGAAGCATCTCTCCGACACCCATGGGCTCTAGTACACCTTCATCAGTATCTAAACTAATGACTGTGATCTGTTGTGTATATTGATCAGCGTTGTTGCGATCCTTATACTTTAATCGAGAGTTGTCCTCTATTACTGTCTCTACATCTTCCATCAGCTCGTCAAGAGCTAATACCGCATCTTCTGCTTGCACATAACACCTTACAGTAACAGTAAGGAACCTATCCTTGTAACCAGCAGTCTGATACTCTCGTGTTTCAGACCCTGCATTTAAATGAATTGCAGGAAACTCTTCTACTTCATCCCAAAACTTTAAACGAGGAGATACGTTTTGATCTACATTACTGAGATAGTGGCCTGTGCCATCTATATCTTGTAATTTATTGACTAGTGCCTCTATTATACCTAGGCGTCTAGTTGTGTAAGTTCTATTCATTACTGTCTCCTAGTATAAAATCTTCCGATTGCCATGTTTGCGGCAATTTCTCGAATAGATCTGTCAATTAACTTTCGAGGATCTCTTTCTCCATTAGCCCAAGGAGCCGAACCTCCTCCGTCTTCAAAAACTCCATAAGGATTTCTCTGGTAGGTATATCCTATACTAGGGTATCCTTTCGGTGTTTGCACTACATCTGTAATTTTTACACTATCTGCAAATCTTCCTGTTCTATTTACAAGTTGAGGAGATTGCATATTTTTTCTAACGGTATCCGGTAACTCTTTGTTTATTATAGCTATAGAGCGCAATATATTACTGACCTGGCTCTTTTTTGCCTTAGCTACTCTAGCTACTCTAGCTGCTGTTGCTTTCTTGGCTGAGGCAGGTTTTTTCCCTTTCCGTTTAGAGTCTCCCTTCTTAGGAGTACTTTTTGCTCTTGGTATACGTGTTAAAGCTTTTATAGAGGCAGCTTTAGTTAAGTTTTTCATAACTACAGAAGTAGCTTTCTCTACGGCTTCTTCTTCTATACTTTTACTTCCGGGTATTTTTGCTATTTCTTTACTATTCAACCACTTTGTTAATTCTTTTTCTAAAAACTTCGAAACTTTTGCCCAATCTCCGTGTTCCGATCCAGGAAAGTTTTTTCCTTTTCTTTGAACTAACACAGCTACTTGTCCTGTATATCTAATACTTTCTTTACCTTTACTATCTTTTGTTATCTCAAAGTCAGCTAAAACGTCTCCGAATTTTTCTTGCAGTGTGTTCATTAACTCAGACTCTTTGAACTTTGAACCTATTAGTTTATCACCTTCAAGAACATCTAAAACCTTCGTTAATCTTGCTAAACCTACAGTGACCTTTTGGTGCAATCTCTGCATACCCATATTTACAGTCTGGTTTTGTCCCTCAGACATTTCGGGCTTACCTTGCTTTTTTAATTCTTTATTTATATACTTAATTCCTGCCTTTTTCATTTTTGTAAAAGGCGTTCTATAAGTTTTGTCTGAAGTAAAAACTACTTTATTGCCATCTTTATGAGATAAATCACTTTTACTTCTAGAATTTGCTAAGTGGGTTAATAGAGCTGTTCTTGCCTCTTTTGCCGCTTGTTTATATATAGCTTCTGGGTTCTCAAAAGGTATCTCCATACCTGGAAACTCTTTCTGGTGTGCCTTGGAAAATGCCTCCTTAAATGCCTGTTTTAAGTTATGGTTTGTTATAGTAACTATTTGTTTTGATTTATCAACACCGGAGCGAGCCCATCTATCGTTAGCTACTTTTAAAGCTTCTTTCATTAAACTATCAATTCTTGCTTTAGCCATTCTTAAAAATTCTTATAAAGATCCAAGACCCTTTTAATGTGGTCTGGGAACGCTACGTTATCACGTTGACTAGAAGACGACTGGTTCTGAATACTTGCTCCAGCCATTGTTTGACGAGCTTTGTGCTCATCTTTCATGTAATAAGTAATTAAGTCAATTACTGCCAGTTCTAAATCTGCAGGACAATTTGCATAGCCTGCTTTATAAGTAATTTTTACAGAAGCCGGACCTGTAGGCCACGCTTTTTCACTGCCACTAGTATTTACTCTATAAACAGTATCAGTACTACCATCTACATAGTACTCGGTTGCGGGTACAGTAGTATAACTAGACCCGAAGTCTTTTCTTTCTTGTACCGTAGTTATTGATACAAAAGGACTTTCTGTTAATTGTACTAAATTAGTTCCCCAACTGATAGTAAACTCTTCAGCTTTATCGGTTGAGTAGTGATCTACAATAGTAGTTCCACAATAAGTTTTTACTAATTGACTCACGGACACAATTAACGAGGATATACGCGAATCATCCTTCGTACTTTGGATACTTTCCGAAGTTTTGTAAGTTTCTATGTCTATTAAGTTTGCCATTTATAAGTCCATTAGTAAAAACTCAGGGGAGATAAACCCCCCCTCGTTTCTATACTGTTAAGTATTAAGCGTCAGTACGTTTCAGAGCAACAACAGATACATCAGTAGTACCATTGTTAGCACGCAACTGGTTGAAGCCGAGTGACTGGCTAGCAACGATTACGTTACGCTGATTCATTACTTCGTAGTCTTGCTCGATCGATACACCACGAAGACGTGGAATAACGTGGTTA